CTTAGCAGAAGCTGCACCACGAGCCGGAGCCGGGATGTGAACGGTGTCACCCTTCTTGCCCTTGTGAGACATACGGGTAACGAGATTAGCCAGAACAAGATTCTTCTTGTAACCAGCAATTACTTCGTCAGACCAAAGTTCCGGGATGAACTTGTCAGCCACGGTCTTGGTATTATGATTAGTGCCTAAGCCCATTTTAATACTCCTTTAATTAATTACTTGACCCGGCCTTCTGCATACGCTGCAAGAATTTCATCCTGCAAAGTTTCATAACGGTTCGGGTCCGTTTGTTTCAATCTAATCAGGTCGGCCCTACGATAAATCTTTTTGCCGGCCTTGGCTTCACCAGAACTTCTACTTTCAGACTTAGCACCTTTAAGTGCGGCCTTACGGTTTGCTTCTTGTTCAGCCTCAGCTTCCTTTGTCTTACTGATCAAGGAACGTTCCTTCCAAGTACTCAGCAATTCATCGGCAGCATCAAAGTCATAGTTATCCGCAGCTACAAACAACTGAGTACGGATACGTGACCCTTTAACCCATTCCTGAAAATTAGGATCTTGTACTACATCCATAAAGTCTGGATGAGACTTTTCCAGTTTAGAAACGGCAGCTTGTGCTTTCATAGCGGCTGCTTGTTCTTCTGCCTGCTTTAGACGAGGATCGTTTTTCAGTAGCTTTTCAACTGCTGCCTTTGGATTCTCGTAGAAATCAGGCTCTTCTTCAGGTTCAGGTGCTCGTTGATTTGCCTGTGACCGTAGAAAATCATCTGCTAATTTACGTAGTTCACCTACTTCTTGTCCCTTGCGTCCCAATTCTTTTTCAAGATTGGAATACATATCAACAATATCTTTCTGACTTTTACCCCGGAATTTCTCGGGAAGTTCATACTCAACTTCGGTTTCTACTTCTTCTACCTCTACCTCAGTATCAGCAAAATCTTCTACAGTACCTTCTACTTCAGGATCAACAATATTTACCATAGTTTTCTCCGTCCCATTGGATTGTGGAGTTAATAAAAATGGACCAATTGGTTATTGGTTATCCATTACCTCTTTTGTGGAATCCTCTAGATTTAGAATCATTTGGATTACACTTAACTGACCTTTAGCAAAGTAAAGGTCCTTCTCACTTTCAATTGACCGAACATCATTCAGGTTCATGGCCAGAGTTTCTAACTCTCCGAGCAGGTCTGGCCAGCCATCAGATTCAAATAAGTTCAGTCTATCTTTGAAAAACTGATTGTCATCTTTCATGATTATACACCACTCTTACTTGCATTTGCAAGATTGAGTACAGCTTTACTACGTACCAGTTCCATCTCAGGAATGTTGCGGATAGTTTCTGATTTAATGTTTTCAATTTCTACGGCAGACTTCTGAAGGTCCAACATCTTCTTCTGCATCTCAAGCAGCTTTTCCTGTGCCTTCACATCACTTGGCATTTTCTCTGCAGCCTCAGCCATTAGCTTCTGAGCCTTGGCCTGTACCTCTGCAATATCTGCCTGTGCCTTCTGCATCTGTAGCTGCATGGTAATCTGTTTAATTTGTGCAGCCTGTGGGTCCTGCTGCATGAGCATCTGTAGCAACTCGTCACGATTCTGTACAGAGGAAGTCTCCAGTACACCGGCAACCAGTGCCTTATGTGCAGGGCTATCTGGAGGAATTACAGATAGCAACTGAATCATTTGAGTCATCTCCAGTTCCTTGGCCATGATACCCATTGTACTGTAAGGAATAAACTTGTAGTCCATCAATGGATAACGCTGAGGATCAAATTGAATCTTACGGTGAATAACTTTACTCAACATTGGGATGAGGAAGTTATTTTGGAAGTTCATGAGCGTACGCTTCTGCCGTTTAATGGATGCAGCCTGAATCATACTCATGCCGCTGGCAGTATTGTTCCGAGGAATTGAAGCTGAACTGGTTGCAGTATCAAAGGCACCCGTGGCCATAGAGAGCATACGTTCCAGTTCTGCTGATTCTTGGAAGGTGTGTGCCTGTAGTTGTCCAAAATTCATTGGACGGAGTACCGTTGCAGGGTCTCCATTGGTTAGGATAGTCTTACCCGGGCGTACTTCCAGCTTAGCACCACGTGGAATGCGGGTTGCATCAATACCCATCATTGGATGAGTGGTTAATGCCAGTGCATCAATACGGCTACGCAGTTCAGCATCCAATGCCTTCTGCATATTGTAGCCTTTTTCAGCCACACCACGTCCCCAGAACTTACCCGGTACACGGTCATGCTGATAATAGATGAACGGACGGTCCTTCATAAGGAATGGGTTCTCTACTACACGTAGTACAGTGGAATCATTGGCAATCGTTACTACTGCTTCTACCAATTCATCCTCTTCATAGTCAAATTCACCGAAGGATTCCTTCTTATTCATGAATTTCTTGGGAATCAGTCCCCAGTATTCCGTGATCTTTACTTGATCATCCTCTTCACTTACGGATGATTCAAAATCATAGTCATCATCAATATCAGAGTAGCTGCCAATAGGTACATCATCATAGATTCCATCCTTAACTCCACGGATTACCGTGTACATTGGCTTCATCATCTCGGTTGCTACACCCAATGCTTCGTTAATACAGGTAGCTACTGGGTCAATTAGGAATTCCATCGGAGAAACTGGTTCAACCTTTACACAAATGTAGGGAACCTGTTGAATTACACGCTGTGTAGTCAATGTACCTTCAATTGGCACTTCCATTGGGTAGGTTTCAGTCTTCTCTTCTACAAGAATCTTACCAATCCCGGTGCCATAGATGGCTCCATTAAGGAAAATCTCTGCAATTGCTTCCTTGACACCTTCTTTTTCTAAATCTTCTTTCAGAATTTTACGTAGGTAGCCTACATCACCCGGAGTTTGGTCCATTACATCGTCACGGATGTCGAACCACTGCTCAGATCCGAAGGTTGCTTCCTCCAATTCTGCTACAGTGGCTTCAATTGCTTGCTGGAGTGCCGGGGAAATTAGCTTGGAACTCTCTGAATCACGGGTTTTGTCACTGGGATCATACACACCTCTCCAGAGACGGTAGTATTCTTCCCATTTTTCTTGATAGTTCTGGTCTCTGTGGGTCCGCCACTGGTCTACACGGTCTGAAATCCATGTAGCAAGTGCATTGTATCCAGTAAATTCAGTATCCTGCGTAGGCATCTAGTGGCTCCCAGTCATCTAATTCAATATCGTTAATGAAATCTGCCGTAGAAACTTGATCAATGTAGGCAAGTGCATCTAGTAGATCATCATGTGAACGGCTATTTGGAAAGTCCATCATTTGATTTATGAAGTCACGGTTCCAGAAGCCATAATTAAACTGTATTTTACCATGTTCCAGCCTTCCTTGTAAGGCCCAAGTAATACGGTCAGTCTTCTTCTTACCACCGTGGGACACATCCTCAATAACTACCCACCTTCCACGTGTTCTCATAAGGTCACTTAGGTAGGGCATGAGGGCATTCTTCAAGGCACCGGCTTCAATACCTACAATAGATACTTCATGTTCTACTGCAGTGTCCAGAATTCTCTCTGCTGTTTCCTTGATGTTCCAACGCCCATGCTGGATCTCCTTTACCCACCACTTATCCTCATAGACTTTCACCAGTGCAATAGCTGTTTCATCTAGCTTACTACCCTTCACACCTCTTTCTTTCATGACTTGCTCAAACCCTGCAGGGTCTACAGCAATTACATACCTACCTTCATCCGGTTCTTCCTCATTTACTTGGAACCATTCCTCCTTGAAGATACCGCCATTGAAGGATTCAAAGGAGGCTTCAAACTCTTGACGGAAAGCCTGAGATGACATGGAGGCTCGGGCAGCTTCAATCTCTTCTGGATCTAGTAGGGGATTGTCTGTAGAGTTGTAACTGAATTGTTCCCAGTCGGGATACTCATCCTTACCTGCCTGTAGCCAGAGATCATAGAAGTGGTTCTTGCCATCGGGAGTACCAATGAATAGGGCAGAACCCTTTACGTCTGCCAATGTAGGACGTAAGATCAACTCCCACACACTAGGTTTCATACTAGCATATTCATCCAATACCACGTATCTGAGACCTACACCACGGAGAGTATCCGGTCTGTCCGATCCTTTGAGGTAGATCTTTCTATCATTAATAAGGGTAATGGTTGCAGTATTCTCGTGAGTAGACTTAATTAGATCCTTCCCCAGTTCCTTCAATGGTCCCCACATGATGTCCTTGGCTTGTTGAAACGTTGGAGCAACATAGAATACATCCTTGTCCGTACTCT